CTCTCGGTATGAAAATCCCATATAATACATTAGTGCAAAAATATGCTCAAGAAATAATTCTTTATCACTCGGCGTCAGGCCAAAAAAACGCAGCGCCCATGGGCAGCCGCACCTCCGTGTGTTCTCCGCAGTGAACACATTCCATCCATGCCTTCATGTCAATGCCAGGTTCATTTTTATCAATATAACGACGTAGAAAAAGAGAATCACCAGCCGGCATATTACGAACAAAGTACCCAATCTTATTTTTGTCAGTAACATCACCAATTGATGTAATCTGCCTTTTAAAGCGTTCTGTAATCAGGCTATCGTTTAATTGACCACTTTTCTTCCGGCGCTCAGAAATGACTAACATCTCCTGTTCGTCTTCCCCAGTCATGAATTTAAAACGAATTTTCTTCTTAGTCATAGGAAGTTTCACCTCAAAAAGATTTGCACCTTCAGCGACTGGGTCGATCTGCAATCTTTTAATTGCTAAATCAGCCAAATTAAAACTCTGTTTAGATTTTTCACCGCACTGTGGGCAGTCTGTCTCTACTCCATATTCAGCACCATAACCGGTTACTCGAATAGCGGTCATAATTGCATTTCTATCACCGACTAACATTTCCGATGTATCAATATTTTTATTAATTAAGCATGATTTGAGCAATACCGAAATAACGGTACCTTTTCGGATGAGGGCTTTAGAAGTAAGGATATCCTCCTCACCGGCCGTCATTGCACGGATATCAACGGTTTCCTGCCCATGTAATGCACTATCAACCTCATAAACAATTCCTCTAGAAGGTAGTGGAACAGTTTCAACCGGAATCTCAAACCCAAAATCATCTTGCATCACATTACTGGTAGCATAACCTTGCGCCTGTGCTTGACCTGCACTAAAAATTTCGTTACGTGCAGCCCTTTTCTTCTCTTTAGCCATTATTTACCTCAAAGTAGTTAAATCACTAAACATAATATCACCTAAAATGACAAAGCTGTAAATAAGAAAAAACCCCGTGAGTATACTCACGGGGTTTTCTAGATTAAGTAATTTATGACTTATCTTAATATTGTAGTACGCAATTATCGAAACGAATTGTAAGTGCTATCTCAGCTGGATCCTCAGTACCATAATCTAAATCGCCAAAGCCGGCTGAGGTTAGCATTGCCCCCTTAATATCCCATAATTCCACGATTGTCCCAATGGGATCTGTCAGTTTTAATTGACAATCACGCTTATAAAAATCAGCATAGCCAGCTCGACCAGAAACAGATTCAAAATGAGTCCGAACCCATTCCATGACCTGCTGCGCACCAGAAGGTGCAATAGGATCATGAAGAGTAACAGAAAGAGTTTCGAACTTAGTCTTTCCTGCTAAATATCGTGTCGAATTAAGATATGGAATTTCCTGTTCTGTCGTTGTAAACGTGGGTCGTGCTGTTGTTTTAATCAGAAATGCATCAATACCCTCTATCGCAAAAATCCAGCGAAACTTACGCTTGGGTTCAAACTTATTAGGTAACATATCCGTAACTGAAAGAGTCTCTGCCATTTTATTCTCCTACCACAACTGGTCTAATTTAAATATATCACTGTCTACCTTTTACACCCCTAATTACAAAGCATCTGCATTAATTGTATTTGTAATCACAAAATCGAGTGCAATAAACTCAATGGCTTTTGTGGGTTGCAAGAAGATTTTACCTCGGATTGTATTGTTTTCAATATCCGCCTGGGTCGTTGTTGTCGTATCGATTTGAACTTTAAAGCGTGTCACACCTTGTTGTTGTTGAATTTGTTTTAGAATTGGATTTACAGCCGCTTCAAATCTTGCCAGTGTTTCAGCTCGATTAGGCTCAAACAGAATTGTATCCCCTACACGACGAACCCTTCTTCTAACCTCTATCAAAAGACGTCTCACATTCACTCTATCTAATGAACTCTGAGCCTTCAATAATGTTTTTTGGCCATAAACCTTTGGGCCCCCAGTATCTGGAAAAGACGTTATTGGATTTATGTCCGCACTATATAAATTATCCAAATTATTTTGATTTAATTGAACGTCTAATTCATCTACACTAGCCAAAGCCCCGCGAGTAAAACCAGCTGGAGCAAACCATGGATGTCCCAATGTGTCATTCAAAGCAAATGCCCCAAGAACCCCAACTGAAGGAGGCACGGCTAAAAGGGTATTGGTACCGGCATCATTTAAAATAAGATCCGGAAAATATGCAGCCGCAAAGGATGTATCAAGATTTCGATCTTGGAACCGCCTGGTTGTTGTTCCAACATCCACAAATTGTTTAGCAGATGACGTCACGAAAGTATCCTGAGCATCTTTTTGCTCAATGTCCATTATGTAAAATGCATCAAATCTATTTTCAATAGCATCAATTGCATAATCCGTAATAGATTGATGACGAATTCCAGGAATAGTCATTAATTGAATATCGGCATCTGCTCTTTCACCCAAAATATCCACAGCCGTACGATAAGCCTGTAGGCTGGACCCGTCCAATCCTCCCTGGTTGGCGTCATCAAACTCGCGACGGACTGACAAATTCGTCATCTTGAAATTCTCTCTTTCCAAGATATTGAGGCCGTCGAACCCTCCCTGCATCATGAAATTAAATTTCAAGTATTTCTGTGTACTAGAATCGCCAAAATCTTTTTCAACATTTAAGAAACGGCCGACTTGAATGGTGCCATCAGATTTAGTCAAATCAGCAAGAATTCCCGCGCGGCGATAGGATGCAACTCCCCACTCAAGTGGGTCCGGTAAATCAACATTTGCTAGAGTTGATGTTGCTACCTGTACTCTCTCCAATGTAAAGCGATTATTATTAAAGCGATCACAATCCACTACAGCCCCAGCCTTATCGGCAGCTGATGGATTATTACCCACCCACGGATTAGGGAAGTTGGTATTATACATGGGAAAATACTTGGACCATGAATCCACTGATTCATCATGCACCAAACTTTTATTTGGCTCGTTCAAGCTTATCTGTTTCGTTGTTTGCAACCCCCAATAGAGATCCGTATCAGCAATTGTAGTGATGGCCTGAGTAACTCCCAAATTACGTCTATATGGAATGGGAGGTTGAACAATGGATGATAGTGCGGACAACTTATCAATCCAATTTGTGGGACGCCAAGTTGTTCCAGGAACACTGGGTGTATACGAAAGACCGCTACCGGACGTTGCAGTAATTATCCCCGTACCTGAGGTCTGTAAGTGGAACATTCCACGGAAGCCCACCGGAAGAGCAGCTGGAGAGATACCAGCAGCCCCTTGGTCGACAGTGGGATCCATTTCCACACGAACCAAAGTTGATTTATTGGGAAACTTTCCGGCCATTGTCAATTTTTGTGCAACCGGGTCACGATCAAACTCATAATACATGTACTGGTCGCCTATGCGACGTGCAATGTAGTTTTCTGATGCTGGATTGAGATTAAGATTGGTAAATTTCTCAAAAGCCAGGATATTTTTATCATTATCATGTAAATCACGAATCAGCAAATCAAAAGTACCATACTGTGAATCACCAGGTTTGGTGCTCTTAGATTTTTTGATATTATAAATACTCAACTTCATTCTTTCAGGAGGAACATCAAGATTGGTGGGTGCATAATTCCCAACACCATCCGACAGTGCAACAAATCTAAATAATGACTGGGCGCCGTCACCCATGTCTTGTGATGTCACATATGGAGAGAAAGCTGCTTGATATCGATCCTCAAACCCATCATAATTGGGAACACCGAAAGCATCAGTGGTCACTAAAGCATCATTTATAGATCCACTATTCCGAGCGACAGAAGCTGTCACCATAAAGGCAATATCACGGCCGGGCGGTTTATTCCCTCCTGGTTCCGCTGATGACTGAGGTTGGCCCACCCCTGTCCCGGAAAGTGCAGAATGAGATCCGGTGATGCCGGCATAAGCGGGATAGACATTCCAGTGAGCATATAATAGGTGCCCAGCTTGTTCCGTTTTTAAGGGATCAGTATTCATCACATTTGCAAAATAACCTGGCTCATTAGGTAAAAAGGAAGCCGTAATGACTGCCGGATATGCTGCTGACGGTGAGTGACCATTTAGGAGGACAACAAACTGTCCATTATTATTTGTATCTTTGGCAACATCACCACAAAACCCTCCACCGTTATCGGTCGAATACTGACCAAACGTGGCTGTTGTGAAAGTTGCACCGTGCATGGACGCGCCGTCAAGGGTGTATCTAGCAGCATGAGAAGTAAGCGGAGTATTATTGATATGACCGTCTCCGGAGAGGGCAGCGATCACACCGGAAGCAGTCATCAAAATGCCACGTAGAATGGGTTTTGATCCCGTGACAATGCCACCCAAGGCCACTGTTGTTGGCGGAGAATTCCATCCATTCCCTAAATTCCCCTCCGTAATTCCTGCCTCACGAAGATACGTTGAAAGAGGACTGGATTCGGACATGAAACAACCAAACATGAACGTCCGGCCCTCCAGACCATAACCACCTCCACCGGTGTGGCCGTCCGCGACGGTACCGGCATATGGATTGTTTCCCACCGTCCCGTTATCTTGGACTATTTCCTGACCGCTAATAAAGCCGGCCCGATTAACCCTCCCGGTATTAGGGTTGGCAGTCGTCGCAGTAAGGACTCGACGTTTACCATCGCCTGCGCCTAACACTCGTAAAAAGGTTCCGGATCGAGATCCATTATTAAACCATGCCCGAAGAGCTAAAGGTGCAAATAATTCCCCGTCAGTATCTCCGAACCTTGTAATAAATTCATCAAAATTGGGAACAGTTACGGGAACAAAAGCCGGACCTTTTCTGGCCGTGCCTATTACCCCGGCGGGAATCCCTGAGGGCACCGTCGGTTTGGGACCAGTAAGATCAATCTCTTGTGCTTTTACTCCAGCGCTCCTAAAAACTTGCTCACCCATTAGCCATACTCCTAAAAGATTGCTCTTTAATACATATTCCCTTACTCAAAACTTACGCCTGTTTGTGTAATGATAAAATCAATTGCGATAAACTCAACCGTTCTAGTTGGTACAACAATAATTCTACCATTTAAACGATTGTCTTCAAAATCCTGCGGTGTGTTATTGGTATCATCCATGACAAGCTTGAATTGCTCAATACCTTGCTGCGCCTGAACCAAGGCCAATAACGGGGTCGCTTGAGACAGAAACTTGTCCCTTGCAACTTGAGTATTTTGGTCGAACAAGATACCCCTAGCCACTGTAAACATCAAGCGCTTGACCTCAATCAACATACGTCGCACATTTATTCTATCCAGTGCTGTCTTAGCAGCCTGTAAATTCTTTTGACCAAAAATTACAAACCCCACATTGGGAAAGACTGCAATCGGATTGATTCTAGACTCATACAGTGTATCCCGATCAGCAGCTGATAGACGTACATCAACATTTGTAACGAAATCTAATGAACCCCTAGCAAAACCAGCTGGAGCGAACCAAGGCCTTGCAGCCTTATCATTAAGACCTAGAGCACTCAATGCCGGAATGGAAGCGGGAACACGCGCCACCGTCCTGTTGACAGAATCTTCTATCCAAACATCAGGAAAATAGGTTCCCACGTAGTTATTATCAATATTTCGAGCATCAAGTTGCTCAGCGGTATTTTCTACATCCGGAACCTTGCCATCGCTAGCATAAATTCGGTTTGAGTTTTCATCAAATGACTGAAGATCCATTAAGTAAAACATCTGACCATTTTCCTTCACCTTCTGTGCGACGTAATCTACTACCAATTCATCCCTGATACCTGGAAGTGTTAAAATGCTAGCATTAGAAATATGAGGATCCGTCAATAACCTAGCAGCCTGCCTATAGGCAAGAATTGTACTATTATTCTTTCCCCTACCAGCTGGATTAGTGATACCGTTAGGCTGTGTATTTAAACATGTGTCTGTAAAACTGGTTGAAGCCTCTCCGTGGGGTGTGGTTGTTGATGTGGCTTTATCATTCATTAGGAACTGGTCCTTGTCAAGAATGTTCAGGCCGTCAAATCCCCCATAGAAGATATTGGTAAATTTTGCAAAATTGCCAAAACGATTAAAAACAACGCTAGATGAATTCAATAATGTTGCTAGCGTTATTCGTCCTCGTGCAAAATAACTAGAAACTGGACGTTGCACTACATAATTTGCTGTTGATAATTTAGCATTTCGAATATACACAGTATTTTTAATCAGATCATTAAGAACACCCGAAACATCAGTTATGTGCCCACTCGCATCCAGCTGGCATGGTAGTGCTACCCTGGCAAGAGTAAACTTGTTGTTGTTAAAAGCATCTGCACCTGCGCCTGTAACCAGGGTATCAAGTTTTTGAATTCCCATAAACTTAGTATATGAATTGACTATACGATTAAAGGTATTTCCTTCGTTGGTCCTAAATAAGGCGTTTGTATAACCCTCAACAGGATTCTGCGATCTAGAAACCGGTAAATTGGTGTTCATAACGCCCCAATAATACCGACTATCAGCACGTTCATCACCACCGGCCTCACCAATGAAATTGGGTGATGTGGCCGCCTCCCCACGGGAATTCTTAAACCTATATGGGAGTGGAGGAATGATAGACGCTGAAATCTCTAGATTGCCCCCCGCGCTTATCGGCTCGGTGCCCATTGAACCGGTTGATGTTTGTAGTCTAACCTGGGCTAGCGACTGTGATACGGGCCCCAGAGGAACACCACCATCAATGATGGTATACCCGAATGTATCAGTAAGTGAATCATTCGTTTTTAGAACCGGAATGCCCCGAAAACCAAAAGGTACTGCTTCCTTAGGAACATCACCGCGATATATGCTATCAAGAACCTGTACTCGAACATAAGCAGACTTATTCCCGTATCTACCTTTTATCACTAAACGGCGTTCATCCTCAATCTCAGCATCAAAATTAAATGAAACTTTCAAATCGCCTATAATGCGACCTATAAAGCGGTCACTATCTGGATCCAGATTACAGTCCGGATAACGCTCAATGATGCGAGGGTCTATATCCGTATCATCAAATTCTCTTAATTGTACCTCAAATGATCCATAAGCAGAACTAGGATCCGAAGAGGGTTTTATGCCCACAATGGATATTTTAAATTTATCGTTAGCAAAAGCACCATCAGATAACGTTTCAAAATAAAATAGATCATATTCCTTATTGGAAAAAGGTTGAGAAATGAATGCGGTAGTACGGGGAGTGGTATAACGAGTATCAAAGCGACCAAAGCTTTGCATATAATTCACCGTTGAAGCACCGGTGTCTGTTGATATTCCCAATCCACCTGAGAGTAAAGCCACAGACCCCTTCATTGTCGACACTTGGGCCAACCGAGTATCCACCGGAAAATCCGCATATAGCAAGTGTTTCTTTTCCTGAAACTTTAGAGGATCAGTATTTAGAAAATTACTGATATAAAAAGGGCTCTGGGGATCGAGAGAAGCCGTGAATATTTTTATTCCGGTTTGATCATCGGCGCCACCAAATGAGGCACCATCAGAATTTGACAAAACTAATTTAAAACAAAATGCCGGCATTCCTCCAGCCGAAGTGGAATCATGAACATTGACGACATCCGTACCCCGTGAAGTTTCAAAGGGTGTTGGAACCAGACTGGGAGAATAAGCTCTATCGGAATCGAGTACCTGAAATACGGTACCGGTGGCACAAAAAAGGATTGCACTGAGGAGATTAATGTGATCATCGCCGGTTTCAGTCCCTGGAAAACTATCATTATCACTAAAAATTGGGTATCCGTCTATTTCGCTATTCGGACTAGAGGAAGAAACGTAACGTC